ATCTAGGCTTCACGCAATTAATAGATGGTACACAGTTACGCACTATATTGTTTCATACAAAAACTGGCGATACTATCGAGAGTTGTGCAGATATACCACAAGACGTTCAGCTAAAAGGTATGAATACATTTCAAGTCTATGGCTCTGCTATTACATACTTCAGACGTTATGCACTTTCTTCGTTGTTAGGTATTATAACCGATAAAGATACGGATGCAAGTGGCGAACAAATAAAAAGAAAGCCACAACTAACTGCAAAACAACTACAAGGTGCTATTAAAAAGCTAAAAAGTAAAGAGGTTACTCTAGAAACCATAAAGAAGCACTATGAATTAACTGATGTACAACTTAAAACTCTAGAATTATGTTAAAAGTTAGATGCTCAAGTTTAGGTGCTATAATGACCAACCCTAGATCTAAAAAAGAAACTTTAGGACAAACAACCAAATCCTTTGTAAAGCAATATATTTTAGAGCGCAAGTTTGGTATTTACAAAGAAATACATTCCAAATACTTTGATAAAGGAAATGAAGTTGAAGCAGATGCTATTTCTCTATGTAATGATGTAATGAATTTAGGTTTTGTATATAAGAATGAAGAAAAATACAAGAATGATTATATAACTGGAATACCAGATGTAAATACAAACGATGTTTTGCTTGATATAAAGTCAAGTTGGGATCTTTTTACTTTTCCTTTCTTCGATACTGAAATTAAAAACAAAGGCTATTACTATCAGCTACAAGGCTATATGTGGTTGACTGGTAAAAAAGAAGCATATCTTTGCTATTGTTTAATGAATACACCTCAACATTTAGTCGAGGACGAAGTTAGACGAGAACATTGGAGGCTTAATGCTATTGATGAGTTGCCAGAGGTTAGAAAACATATTGAGTCTAACCATAACTTTGACCATATAGACGACAATTTACGAGTAAAGTCTTATCATATCAAATATGATCCAGAATTAATAGAGGAGTTTAAAAGACGAATCGATGTTTGTCGAGAGTATTATAATGAACTAGATGAATTATTAACTATAAAAGAGATACAAGATGCCAAATAATCCTAAAGAAGAAACGGAAATTTTTATCGAATATCCAGAAATTCATTCATATCAATTTTATAAAAAAAATAATGATTTATATATTACTTTCTATGACAATATTATGGAAAAAGAATATACTATTTTAATACAAGCATACGAGTTTATTAAATGGATAGGAAGCAAAGAAATAGAAGAAATAAAAGAAAACACAATAAAAGAAATACAAAAACTATGAACGAGACAATTTTAGAAAATGCAAATAAAAAAGCTGATGAGCAAGGCTTATCAAGTTTTAAACGTGGTTACAAATATCACGAGGCTTTTATATATTGGAGTGTTAAGAAATTCCCTAATGATAAAAAGCTAGGCGAATACATAAGAAAAACAACCTTGACACATTGTAAGGACAATCCATATAATGAGTATGTGAAAAGCATAGCAAAAAAAATTTATGAAATGTTTAAAAAGGAATAATATGGATATAAAAGAAAAATTTACTGTTGGAATTACAAAAGACTATGATCTTTTTAAATTTCTAGATACTAATCGAAAGCCTAACCAACGAATGATTGAAAAGCTAACAAATAGCATTAAAGAAAATGGTATACAAATACCAATAATTGTTAGTCCAGAAAAATATATTGTTGACGGACAACATCGTTTTTGGGCATTAAGATCTTTAAAATATTCAGTTCCATATATTATTAGCAAAACTTGGAAGGATGACAATCATACAATCGAAATCAATAATACTAGTAAAAAGTGGACTGCATTAGATTATGCAAATTATGCTGCAAAAAGTGGTAATCTAGATATTGCAGAAGCATTAGAAATTTCTGAACAATGGGAAAAAGAAACTTGTAAAAAATTAAAAGCAACAAGTGGTTTAGAGATATTAATGCAAGGCAGAACACATAGTGGTCTTTTAAGTAGGTTAAAAAATCAAACTTATATTATTGACAGAAAAAAAGGTATTGAAATTTACGATACATTAAATATAATGTCAGAATATAAAATGAAAGTGTCTCCATTTACACAAAAATTTGTAAGGGCAATAAAAGTTTTAAATTATGAATTTGGAGATTTAACTGAAAAAGTTGTTAGACGTATGTGTTTAAATAATTACATACAAAGCTATAATAAAGAAAATGATCAAATCGAATATTTAGCTGACTTATATAAAGAAGCAAAAAACAAGTATAAAAATAAAAACAAATAAATATGAATCAAAAAGAAAACAGTGGAGCAATCTTTAAAAATAATTATAAGAAAGCAGACACGCATCCAGACTACAAAGGCAAAATGAATGTAGACGGAAAAGACAAAGAAGTTGCACTATGGGTGCGAGAAACAAAAAACGGTGAAAAGTTTTTTTCTATGGCAATAAGTGAGCCATATAAACCAGAACCAATGGTTGAAGATCTACAAACCTCTAAAACAGATGATTTGCCTTTTTAACTTTTAAAACATATATTTGTAACTAAAGTCATATATGTTACATTTAAAACCTTATTGCAATCAAACTGTAATAGGGTTTTTTTATTTCTAAAAAGTGGAATGGTTAAAAGAAGTCACTAAACATCATAAACTTTGGATAAAACTAATGTATGATTTTGGAGCAAAAGAAAATAGCGAAGACTTTGTACAAGAAATGTACATTTATTTAATAGAAAAAGATGCAGAAGAAAAACTATTTCAAAATGGTATTTTAAATAAAAACTATATTTATTTTAAGTTAAGAAGTATGTGGATTGATAGCAGAAGAAAACACCGAAGAAATACCGACAAAATAAAAATAGTCAGATACGAAGATTATAAAAAAAATATGGAAGAGAAAACAACCAACGAAATAAAAAGAAAAATGCAATACGAAATAATTTGCAATAAAATTAAAACCGAAATTTATAGTTGGCCTTGGTATGATCATATGACTTTTATGTTTTATGTAAATTCTAAAAAAAGCATTAGAGTTATAGCTGAAGAAAGCAGTATTGATAAAAGTGCAATTTCCAGAGTATTAGTAAAATGTAAATTAAAAATACAAGAAGCAGTAAAGGAAGAAATTGACGACAGCAGTAATGTGAATTTTGATGCTATACTGGAGGAGATATTAAATGAATCTTTGTTTAAAAAAATTAAAGAGATATGAAAACATATTACTTTTATATGAAAAATGATATAAATCAAGAGCCTATAAATATAATTAAGGCAAAAACTATGCACGAAGCAATAGAAGTTTTTTGCTTTCAAAAGCAATTAGATGAAGAGGATTTTCTAGAATTATTTGAAGTCGCATTAAATTAAAATAAATAAAATGGCAAAGAAAAAAAGCAAAGGGTTGGGGGACACCATAGAAAAAGTCACCAAAGCAACTGGTATTAAAAAGCTAGTTGAGTTTGTAGCAGGAGAGGATTGTGGGTGTGAAGAACGGAAAGAAAAACTAAACAAACTATTTTCTTATAATAGTAATATAGAGTGTTTAAATGAAGCAGAGTATAAAACCCTAAAAGATTGGTTTAGCGTTCCTAGAGATACAATAAAACCATCAGAGCAACAAGAGTTGCGAGATATTTATAACCGAGTATTTAATAAAAATAGCACATCGACTGGTTGTAGCAGTTGTGTTCGAGATCTAGTTGATCGATTAAGAACTTTATACAATGAATATGAAAGTGAAAATAAATAAAATTGTTGGTAATAAGCACAATCCTAGAGTTATAAAAGACAATAAATTTGAAAAGCTAAAAAAAAGCATATCAGAATTTCCAGAAATGCTTGAAAAAAGAGCAATTGTTTGTACTACTAGAGATGATGGCAAATATGAGATAATAGGTGGCAATATGAGGTTCAGAGTTTGCCAAGATCTAGGCTATAAAGAAGTGCCTATCATTTTAGCAGACGATTGGAGCGATAAACAAGTAAAGCAATTTATTATAAAAGATAATGTTTCAGCAGGGGAATGGGATTGGGACAATCTTGGTAACGAATGGAATCTTGACGAATTACAAGATTGGGGACTTGATGTATGGAACATTTCAGACAACACAATTTTAGATATTGAAGAAATTACAAACTTTTCAGAATCAGTAAATTTTATAATTAAATGTCAAAACATTGAAGAACTAGAAAATTTAAAATCTAGATTAAAAACTGATGCAAACAAATTAGATTGCAAAAAATTATTTGAAATTTTTGATACATGAAAAAAATTGCATTAATAGAAATTTATCCTAATAAAAAAATCAATCTTAAAAAGCTTATTGATGCACATTTACGAAATTCGGTAATAATAAGTGAATTTTTACAATGTGATCTGCTTATACAAGAAAAAGATTTTTTAAAAGCAGTTAATAAAAAATATGATGTTTTAATTTTAGGTTATGCATCACATTATGCACCTTTTCAATTAATTAAAAAAATAGTTGAAAACAACCCACAAGCAAAAAAAATTGTTTTAAGCAATGAA